AAAGGAGAAGGGTTGACAACAGGCCACTCATCCACCACCACTGACAATTCACTAGCATTGGTAACTCTTTACCTCATGGCATGGAGGGAATTGACTGGGTTAAGTGCGCGTGAATTTAAACATTTTAATGAGCTATCATGTTATGGAGACGACCATGTGTTATCTGTGCTTGCGACAAAACCACCCACCTGGAACATGACCAACATTCAGAAGGTTATGAAAAGATGGGGAGTCACAAACAACATGGTGTCTAAACCGCTTTCAAAGATCGAATTTCTTTCTAAGTTTTCGCGGAAGCCAAACAGGCAGGACATGAAGGACTTTCAGCAATTAGGGTTGAAAGTTCCTTCACGGATTGTTTGGCATAATAAGGAAAAGTTGGTTGGGAAGATGGTGGCTCCTTTGGTTACTTTTGACCCCATTTACAGGGCCCGCCGCTTGATTTCATACATGAGCTTGACAGCTCATCACCCGGATATTTATAACGAAATCAAGGCTATTTTAACCAGGTCATCATCCCTTCGGAGAGGGCTTTTGGCTAGGCCCACTCCAATACCCACTTATAAGCAGGTAATGGCCGCCTGGTATTCCAATAAAGGCCATGAGGGGCATGCTGAGAAGGAGTTATCTGACCTCCTAGAGGAAGCAGAACACAAAGGGGTCCCGTTGCACTACGGGTCTGTCACGTTAGGTGACACCCTCCTTGGGACCTTAGCATTGGTGCCAGACTTCCTCAACCCACAAATTTTTAATTATGGTTACATGCGAACTATTCAGGATAAACTGAAAGATCAGCTTTCGTGGCCCATTGATTTACTTGTGGGGAGCAATCAGATTGTGACAGAGGCTGAAGCAGTGAGGGTGGTTCGCCGGACAGCTTATGATTTTCTAGACCCCACAGTGTTTGGGCTAGGCATGGGCAGGGCAAATTACTCTTCCTTACTGGTCCGCCACTGGTTGTTCTGCTTTTATAAGGTTAGATTCGGTAAGCGGGCCCCAGGAGTCACTAAATGGATGTCTGTTGCCAGGAAAATAGGGTCTCTGCAATTCATTCTTAATGGCCATTTACAACTAGAGCAAAGAAATTTGAACTTTGGGCTGATGGACATGGCCATAGTGTTTTTGTTGAACTTTATTGTGGTCCCTGATTGGTTTGGAATTTTGCGTGCCATCAGATTACCTGACTTAAACTTATGGTGGGATGCTATCCTGCAATTCTTTTTGGTCACCATCTGGAGCCATATTCCTCCAAATTATAAGGATGTTACCCATGCTGCACGGAATATTCGTGATCTTGAGGGGCCTCTTTTAATTTCAGCTCCGACAGGAACAGGAAAGTCAACAGCTATGGTAAACCACTTGTTGTTGACAACAGGACACATGTGGCATAAAATAGTGGTTATTGAGCCTAGATCCCTTTTGGTCACTGGCTTAACCCATTATATGAAGACTGCATTTGGAATGTCTTGTTCTGGGTCAACTACAGGATTAGACCTGGATGAAAGGGCAAAGGTTTGGTACATGACTCCTCAGAGTTTCTTTTTGAACTCAAAGGCCATGTCACCTCATAACCTAATCATTGTTGATGAAGCCCATTTGCATGAACCAGCTTATATGCTGTTAATTGATTTCTTAAAGAAGCTGGGCCAACCTTGTATTTTCGTGACAGCAACCCCCACCGACCATCTGACCAAAGCTAGTGCCCAAAGTGTGAACTTGGAAACTGCTAGGTTATGGACGGTGCAAACGAAAGAGGTTGTGGACAATGAGGTTAGTGACCTGCGGAAAGCAGAAGACGCTTACTTAAGCTGGTCAAAAGACTTCATTGAAAATCAATGGCACAATGCTAAAGTCTTAATTTTTGTCCCATCTGTGATTGGCGGGAGAAAATTTGCTGAACGACTAAAGCGAAAGTGCTATTTGTTGCATTCCAAAACAGAAGCCCCATCAAACACCGACAAATGGGATGTTATCATATCCACATCTGTTGCAGATGCTGGAATGACTTTACCGAATGTTGACACAGTGATTACATGGGACCATGACATATCTATCGTGTCTGATGGCCTCGATTCAAAAGTATCAAGATATCGGCTAACATCCCAGACCATCGCCCAAAGGGCTGGTAGGACTGGTAGGACTAATAATGGGACTGCATGGATTTACCGAACCCCACATGTCAGGTCACAAAATGACCCAGGAAGTGTGGTGGGTTCCCCTGAACAAATTTTCGCTTGGTTGGAGACTGGAATATCCCCCCATATTGTAAATTTTGTTAATCCAGGGTATATCAGGAAAGTTCTTGATGGCAATGAAAAAGATGCACACTTTGATAGTGTAACTGATTCAAAACTTGCCAAGGACTTGGCCATCTTTATGGACAATCTGCAACCATTAATCATTAGCAGGTTGTCAAAAGAAAGGATACCACTGCCCAATGACGATGATGAATACACTCCTTTTGACTATACAGCTGCAGGGGTGGTGTCAGAACAATCAACCATTAGCATAAGCAAGCTCACGCGTTCAACAATTGAAAGCTTGCGTTTCATTAGTGCTAATTCTGACCCTTCTAATGTGGACTTACAAAAGTTTGAAGAAGTGTTTGAGCCAGTGGCTGAATTGAAGGGAGTGACAACACCATTTTTATCACTTGTTAAGGCTATTAATCCTAACTGGGCCAAATGGGCTGAACAAGTTTCTGATGGTGAATATCTCCCTCCATTACCTAAAGGGCTGGGTAAAGTACCAGCTATTCTGAG